GTCTGGGGCGGGGCTTCAATGAAATATTGAAGCAGTGAAGATTCACCTCGGTCTGGTAACTTGTCGGATCGCGTAAGCGGTCCTATACAATACCACTCTCCGTGATGGAGGCTGTCCGAGTAGCGAAACTTAAACCGCTTCGCTCTCGGTCCATCACGGTGTGAAAGACCAAAGGCACTTGAGTCAGCCCACTTGTAAGGAATGTACTTAGTACATCCTTCAACGGTCTGTTTCAACCAGGAAGCCACAGCTTCATAACAATTGTTATAGAAGTTATTGTGGGTATCCACAGCTGAGACGACTGACTCAGGACGGGCCCTACTCGGGAGACCGGATATGTATACGGGGGTCACATTGTGACCATCATATGCATCCATTCCACAAGACTCACGAAACTTTCGTTACGTGTGTCTTCGATTGGTTTACCTCCAATTGGAGATAAGTCAGTAGTCCCGATAGGCATTCACCTACATCTTTGTCGACGATAATATCGTCTCCAAAGATACAGACCTTGCCTTCCAGTAATTTAATGTTACGTATGGACGGTATCCACTCGTACACATAAAGTGTACTTGCGAGTGCCGCACACATGAAAACAATAGATTGAACTGGAAAGGTACATGCAGAGCCCATGTTGGCGAACTTCTTAAGCTTAAGATACTTAGGAAGTCTAGGATCGATAGTGTTCTCACACCACCGAGTTCTAGAGGCGTGAAGGGCGGCTAGAAGAGATACGTTTCTTCTAAACGCACGTTCAACTGTCCAACATGACAGACGGTCTGATGCGGCGGATAAATCCATCGTTATCAAATCGCCTGTTCGGCTAGCTTGAAAGCAGAGGTCGCGGTTTCTTTGTTGATTAGAGAAATCAACAAAATAACCAAGATAACTCTGTTTGCAACGTTCTTCAAAGTATCGTAAGATACTTTGTTGAGCCCATTGATGGCAGATAGGCTCCTTAGAAATCAATCTAGGAGCCTTCTGCGTCTTTGGTACAGCAATGAGCACACACGGAGGCTCGTGAGAGCTAAACCGGTTGTGTAAACTGCCGTTGATGCAAGCGTCGGCCCAAAGTCCGTAATTTGCGAAAGCAAATTCGGTCATTGGGAAGACAGATTCAAGCTTCTCAGGCCAATGCGGAAACTCATACTTTGAGGTTCCAAATTGCCAACCTGAGGCTGCCCCAGGTCCATGCTTCGGAAGGTATGAAGATGGGTTAAACCATCCCAATTCCGCAGAGACGATGTCGCAGACACTTTGGAAAATGTCTACTAAACGTCCTGGCGGTCCTTCCTCTCTCTTTTCCAGATCGAAAAGATCTGGATCAGAATCTCGATTAAGGTCGAGACCTTCTCCAAAATGGAGATTGGGTCTTTTGCTAAGATCGAGATCGTCGGCGTCCCAACTAAGGGATGCGCGACGGAGATTCGACTCGACTTGAAAGAAGGATCGAGCTTGTTTCCAAGTTCGTTCATTCGTGCACTCCATATCTATTTTCTTGGCTCCATAATAGAGCTGTCGAAGATAACGTATCGAGTTCACATCAGGTTGAGCGAGAAGCTCCCCACTAGCCTTAAAGACCTTAAGCAGTAATCCCTTGAAAAGACGAGGAACTACTGCCTTGTTAGAGAACGGTCTCTGTTGAGACAGTCCGCTGCAAGTTAAGAGGCCTTGAGAAAGACACTTGTCAAAGTGCTTTCCAATTTCGGGTAGCTCAATTGTAAAGAAAGAGCATCCCCGATATTTAAGGCAGGAAAGGAGGCGTGAGTAATCACGTTCCAATTCCTTGTGGAGTGTAGGATATTCCTTACGAATATCGTCTAAGATATTCGCATAGAGCTCCTGCAAGAAGTAACTCTGGCTGTTCTTCAATTTAGCCTCCTCGGCTAGTTGTTGATCCAGGGCAGAGTTCAAACCTATCGATGCGTTACTCGAGGGGGAATCCTACTAGGATTCCCAACCGAGGAGTTTGGCAGCAATGCCACCCGCCTTAACCATGTAGTAACTCATGGCTTCGGACACATCGATCATATCGCCAGAAACTCCATTCGGATCATTTCTGATCGTGAATAGAATTTCAGTAAGCGAACCCAGAGGAATAGCCTCGGTAGGCTTCACAAAACGTGAGAACGTCACAGTGTGACGATCAAACGATTGTGTGCCGACCTTGACATTATCCTTACTATGCCGTACTTTCGCACGGTAAGTAACGGTCGTGTCGTCGAGAAAGTACTCGGCGCCATAACCGTCCTGGTTAATGAGCGGTAACACCTTGGCAGTTCCACCGGAACCGTCAAGGGTGATCGTAAGGGTTGAACCCAACATTTACTTCTTACTCCTTAGTTCAAAGGCTACCTAGCGATATCGCTGGATAGCCAGCGCACCAAGGATAGACCATTGCCTGCCGCTTAACAGCGGTAGGGATGTGTTTATAGAAGCGGCACCGACGTAACGAGATTTCGTTTCGACGGTGCAAGTGCCGCTACCACCTGTTAACCAACTTGGAAAACCGGTGGGAGTGTAGTCATGTGTTGTCTTCAAAGAAGTCATTACACATGGAAACCTCGGGCTTGCTGGAACGGAATTATTGTTGCTACGAATGTAGTCATCAAAATTTCCGAACCAGTCTGCAAGCCAAGACCATGGAAGTAAATTCCAGACGGTCTCAACTGCACCTGAGGCATTCAGCCCAGCAACAAGACGCGTAGCGTATTGTCGTTGTTCTGCTACACTACCAAAGTTCGGAGGGGGAGATGTGGGTTGCCACCTAACGGTGGCCCACCGCTCCCATCGAGTCGAAATATGTCGACGTGCTTGTCTAAGCATGCCGCAGGTCGAATCGATTGTGACAGTTGAAGAACTATCAACAACACCCGAACCGAGGGTACGGCGCCTACGCAGACCTCCTCGCTGATACAGCCGATTTAGTTCGTTGATCCTTCGATCAACGTACGATTGAAACTGTA